AAAAACTTGCTGAATTAAGTGGCATCTCACTTGCAACAGTGAATCGTGCTGAAAAAAGTGGCAAGGTCCGTTTAAAAACAATGCAAAAATTATTTGAAATATTAGAAACTATTTCGTAATTTTAACACAAATCACATCAAAATGAAAAAAACAGTCACAACAAATGTCAGAATCCCAGCAGATTGGTTAAAGATGTCAATAGATGACATAATGATAACCGTTACTGCAACCATCAATGAAGTAGAAGACACAATTGATGTTTCGGTAAAGCAGATCATTTTTCCAGGATGGCACTCATTTAACATCCGACCTGGGTATCAGCACAAAGTCTATGAGTTGGTAGAGCAAAAATGTATGGATGCATACACCGCCAGGATGGATTACCAATACGATTACGAAACATATCCAGACTATGTTATATGATCGTATTCAAATGACTCTGGAAGTAAAAGGCGAAGTAAGAGCAACTGCAAATCCTTTGCGTAATCACGAATGCATAGAACGGCAAAGGCGCCAATGGTATTACTTCTATGGGTTAAAAACCATAAAAGACTGGGAAATCTACATAACACACAGGTCAACTATGGAGAACTCAACACCCTTTAAAATAGAGAAACCTTTTCCTTATCACATAAAATCACAAAACAATGACAGAACAGAATCAGAATCAACAAACCTCTATTGCGAACCAGTTAATCTTGCAGGGGGATTTATCCAAATTGTCGGCAAACGATAAAGTCCGATATTATAACGGATATTGCGAAAGAATGGGATTAGATCCTTTCACAAAGCCTTTTGACATTCTAAGGCTTAATAACAAAGAAGTCCTGTATTGCACAAGGTCTGGTACACAACAACTAAATAAGTTGCATAAGGTATCACACCTAATTACTTCCAGGGAAACAAACTCAGAAGCAGGGGTTTATATCGTAACCGCTAAGGCATCACTCCCAGACAATAGATGCACAGAATCCATCGGTGCAGTCAACATTGCTGGACTAAAAGGAGAGGCTTACGCAAATGCAATAATGAAGGCAGAAACAAAGGCAAAGAGGAGATCAACATTAGACCTCTTAGGTTTAGGTGTTCTGGATGAATCGGAGGCTGAATCAATCCCTAATGCAACCACAGTTGCGATCAACACAATGGTTGAATCGTTACCTCAGATGGAAATAGAATCAGTAGAGGTACTTGAACCGCAAGAGGAAGAGAAGTTAACAATAGGTAGGCTTGCAATTGCAATCCAGAAGGCAAAAAACATTGTTGAACTCAAGGCGGTTTACGATTCAAACAAGCATAAGATTGAAACAAACCAATTCATCAAAGAACAACTAAAACAACGTAAAAATGAGTTACTTAAAAGTAAATGATATCAAAGTGGGGGATGTTGCCCCCACTAAATTCGGCATTGAACTAATGGCAGATTCAATTCTGGAGCAGGTAAACGATGGAGTTATTGATCCCCTGGAACTTGCAATCAAGTTTAATTGCATAGAGCAACTGGCATCATCAGTCAAAACCAGAATTAAGGATAATGTTTTAGCAGGACTTGATCACCATCCCAAAAGAAAGGCAGAGGTTTTTGGAGCAGTTGTTTCCGAAATGGAAACAGTTAAATACGATTACTCTCACCTACCTGGTTGGTCAGAACTTGAAGAGCAAATCATTGCTTTGAAGTTACAACAGAAGGAAATTGAGGATGTAGAAAAAAAGTATCACAGAGGGGATTTGCCAATCAAATCCATAACCTCAACATTTAAGATTCAATTACAAAAATAAACACAAAAAACAGAATCAATGACAAACTTAGAACTTTGCACTAAAGCACTCAAGACAATGAAAACCGAATTTTCCAGCAATCGGTTTAGTAAAAAACTAAAAAGCCTGGGTATTGATCCATACTTTGTTTCATCCAAAGGGATGAATGAGTTCCTGGAAGAAAATTGCGACAGGGGTTCCAGCAAGAGAATGTGGATCAAAAGGTCAAATCTTGAGATATCCATAATTGGAAATAACACATTGTTTACAAATAACGATGATGTTATAATTCACGCAATTAATCTGTTGAAAAACACAGGTAAATATCGCATTATGCAAAGGACAGAAGAATGGACCGAACTTTAAATCTTAAACAATAAATATGCAACATTTAATCAGCCTATCAATTGATGTGGACAAAATTGATCCGAAAAGACTTTATAAAGGTAAAAAAGGCAAGTACCTATCTGCTACCTTATTTCTGAAAGATGAAGTGGATCAATACGGAAACAATGGTTTTATTGTAGAATCCATATCTAAGGAAGAGAGAGAGCAAGGCAAGAAAGGAACAATCATCGGCAACGTCAAATTAATGACCTTTGCTGGGCAGGAAAAACAGGAGGATATATTAGACCTACCTTTCTAATTTATAACGTGGGTGAGGCGGTAATGACCTCACCCACACTAATTTTAAACACAATGCAAATATCATTAGATTTACACGAGCAAGAAATTGTTAGAGGGATCGCATTAGCAAGGCATAAGAATAATATTGATAGAGGAAGCAGGTCTTACAAGATGGGTGAAGGGGATGACCTACTTATTAACCTTGAAGGTACGGGTGGAGAGTTTGCCTTTTGCAAACTTAAAAACATTTACCCAGATATGACAATTGATCACCCAATCCCTTATGATTGTTATCATAATGAATTCGGGTTTATTGATGTTAAGACCACAAAAAACCCAAATGGTATGTTATTGGTGGGCACCTGGAAATATCGTGCCATACCACAATACTATGCCTTAATGGTTGGTGAGTTTCCAACTTATGAGTTTAAGGGGTATTTCCCAGGCAAAGAAGTTTTCAAAGATGAAAACCTTGTTGACTTAGGACACGGACCAACATACGGAATTGAGCAAAACAGATTAATTATGGTATTATGAAAATATTCAAAATCATATATTTTATAATTATATCTGTGCCATTAGCAATATGTTTCTATATTATTGCATACATCCTTTCACTATTCAAATTTAAGTTTTGAGAGATATTACATATCATTTAGAGAATGGAGTAGAATACCTTGTATATGACCTGTCAATCCTGGACATAAAAGAACGCAGGGCAAAGGCAGTAACTTTCCGTTCTGGGAAATGCGTTTGCAATTTTATGGGTTATCCTCCGAATAAGATCAGCGACTTAAGGCAAGTTGGCAGGAGGGTAATCAGCAGGATAGATGGCAAAACATATGCCGTAAGGGTTAAGAAAAAAGATCAAATAAATGATTAATTTCTTATCTTTGCAGAGCAAGGAAGCATTTGAGGTAGTGTGCAAATGCTTGTTTGTAAGTACAATCAAGAATAGGGAATCGGGTAAACACACTACACCTGGTTCCCTTTTACAATTATATGAACACAGGACAGATAGTTAAAAGCAAATCAACCGAAAGGTTTACAACCTTACCAAATGAGTTGATTAAGTCTAATACATTGTCACTTGATGAAAAAGGCCTTCTGAGTTATTTGTTATCTCTTCCATCTGATTGGGTTATTTACAGGAAAAACTTATACAATAATCTTCCCGACAAACCAGGAACGATTGACAGGGCATTCAAGGGTTTGCAGGAAAAGGGTTATGTAATATCCATCAAGGTTAATGACAAGTCCACAGGTAGATTTATAGGCTGGAACCATATCGTTTACGATATCCCAACCGACCCAGACAATTACCGACCTCAGAAAACACCGACCTCGGAAATTACCGACCTCGGCAAAAGTGCCTATATACAAAAGACTAATGTATTACAAAATAAAGATATTATACAAATAAAAGAATTAGAGTTCATAACGGAAGAATGGAAAAAGTTATGGTCAGAATGGATGGAATACAAGAAACTGGAACATAACAACAAGTTTAAGTCAGCAAAGACTGAGCAGACCGCAATCAATAACCTTGTATACCTATCTGACAAGAACCTGGACACCGCAAAGAAAATCGTAAACCAAAGCATATCAAATAATTACAAAGGCTTATTTAAACTAAAAATCACACACAATGAAACAACTAAACGAAGCATTGACTTTTACTCAGAATCAGTCATTAGAGATCAAGACTGGATCAATGAACTTGATAAGCAGAGAGGATTCTGACACAGAGAAATTTATCTATGCAAAACGCACAGACCAAATCTATAAAGTGCCTACATCAATTGTAATCGCAGAACTCAAAAAAGGTATGTTGTTCCTGGGCATCAAAGGGGATAAATTACCATCAGATTTGGAACTACAGTTAATGTTCAAAATCCTGGTAGAGGAATACAAGAACCTTAAAATCGGAGAACTCGCACTTGCTTTTCAACTTGCATCACTTGGCAGATTAGATTTTGAAGCAGAAACATATCAAAACTTTTCAATTATATATCTTAATAGGTTACTTGCAGCCTATGCCAGATGGGGTGCCAAAAAGATATATCAAGAAAAGGTCCTGGAGGCAAAACACGAACCCAGTTATAACCATCCCAAAGTGACCGATGGCGAAAAAGTCCAACTAGCAATGGAATGCTACAGACAATTCAAGCAATGGGATAACATAGTTTTTGCAATAGATGTATTTCATATCCTACATAGGCAAGGTAGAATCATAGTAGATGCAGATTACACATACGATAAAGTAATAAGTGCAATGAGCAACCGAATGTTTAACGGATCACACCAGGAGAAGGAAAACGTAAAAAGCAGGTTAAAAGATGATGACTTTATGGAGAACCAATGCTATCGGATGGCAGTAGCAGATTACTTTGACAAAATACAAAAAGCATAAAATGGACCTAACTGCAGGAATGATTACAAAGTTTGCACTCATTAAACTTGAAACCAAAGGGTATTATGTTTGGAGGAATAATAACCTTTCAGTTCCAGGCAGGAAGTTCATTGGTGAACGAGGGGTTGCAGATGTTACTGGTTACTGCAAAAGAACTGGCAAGGCAGTTTATTGCGAAATAAAGACTATCAAGGATAAACTTAGCGATTATCAAATAGTTTTTCTTAATAGGGCGAAAAACGCAGGAGCATTGTGCTATATTGCAACTGATCAAAAAGGGATACCAGTATTGAACGAATGGGTTTGACAAAAAACGATATAATCACCAGTCTATATAATGATAAAGATATAGACAATGCCATCAAAAAGATGCAACCATTTGAGTTGCAGGATGATTTGAGGCAGGAGATGTTCGTTGTACTTTGTGAAATGAAAGAAGAAAAGTTTATGACAATGCATAATGGGGGGTTTTTGAAGTTCTACCTGGTCCGCACTATGTTGTCAATGATTAAGTCAGACAGGTCCACATTCTTTAATAAATTCCGCAGGGTATTTACGGAATGGACAGAAAAACACGATGCTCCAGATATATCAGATACTATCCAGTCAGATGAAATAACAGTTAAATTAAACAATTCTTTAAGGATACTACATTGGTACGAGCTGGAGATTCTTAGATTATACTCAGAAAATGGGCAAAACATAATGTCATTATCCAGGGATACAGGCATACCATATAGGTCATTAATGAAGACAATTAAAAAAACAAAAACACTTCTCAAATACAAAATCAAAAATTATGTTACTAATTAAGATCGTTATTGCAACCCTTTTTATGGTTTTCTACATTATTGATATGGCAAGACTTCCCGAGAAGTTAAATGTCAATTTTAAACCATTTAATTGTAATATGTGCCTATCAGTATATATTGCATTGATCCTTTATTTTGTACCAGTATTTATACTTAATTCCGTACTGGTTGCATTTGTAGCAGGGGTATCTGCACCTTTATTTAGAAACCTAATGAATAACATATTCTTTAAAAAATGATATGCAAAGTCATTAGTCATTAATAAATTAATCACAATGGAATCAGAAATAAATTATTTAATCAGTCATGCTTTTTGTCAGAATTGCAGTTACAAATGGACTGCAGTAGTTGAAGTTGAATACATACAATTGACAGAAAATAAAGAATATAAAATGCCTGAATTCTTAGAATGTCCTGAATGCAAATCTGAGTTTTCTGATTATAGCGGAATCATAACCGATGAAGAGTTTAAAAATAAATATTTTAAAAAATAAAGTATGGCACACCACATTGATGAAGATGGTAAATTAAAAATAGAAATATTTACCATTAGTCCAGATTATAAAGAATTAAGCAAGGACGATAGGATGGAAGTATTGAGGTTAATTAAAGACTGGTTAGATATTGAAGTAATTAAAATACAATTTGAAGATTAAATTATGACACAAGAAGATGAAAAGTTTATTCAGGACAATATCTACAACTTTGAATGTGTAAAGATTGGGTTCATGAAGAATCTACCCTTGCATATTCTTG